CGAGGCGTAGGCACCACGATAGGCGTTTGACTATTCCCGCCGACTGTGCCTCTCATTATGAAATTGGCGGGAATCCGATGTGTCTCAGCGCGCCGCGACCACATGAGCCCGTTGGCCGTCATCCTGCTCGTGCTGCTCGTCCTGCTCATCGCCGGCGGCGGATACGGCTGGCGCGGCGGATACCTCGGCGGCGGATACGGATACGGCTTCGGCGTGGTCGGACTGCTCCTGATCGTGCTGCTCGTGCTGCTGCTCGCGGGGCGGCTGTGACCTCAGTACAGGCGCTCTGAGGTGGCGCGGCCAGGAACCTTTCAAAAAGGAAAGTCAGGCAACCCAGGCGGGAAGCCGAAAGAGATTAAAAACGTGATAGAAATGGCGCGCGTTCACACACCGGCCGCGATTAATACGCTGGCGGAAATCGTGCTGGACGGCGAAGCCCCGTCGGCCGCGAGGGTCTCAGCGGCGTCCGTTTTGCTAGAGCGGGCCTGGGGAAAACCGGTGCAGCCGGTTGATGCACAAGTTGACATGCGAGCCACTTATGTCATCCGCGCGCCGTCGCTCGTCGAGTCGGCGAAAGACTGGCTTAAACTTTACGCGCCCGACAACGCCGATGTCGAGGTGATCGAAATTGAACATAATTGAGGACGACGATTTACTGACCGCGTGGAGCCCGCAACCGGGTCCGCAGTCCGCGTTCGTCGATTGTCCGGTGTTCGAATGTTTCTTCGGCGGCGCTCGGGGCGGTGGCAAGACCGAGGCCGTGATCGGCGAGTGGGCGTTGCACGCCGCGCAGTATGGCGCCGACGCCATCGGCCTGATGATCCGGCGCACCCGCGTTGAACTCGACGAGACGTTCGAGCGCGCCAAGTCGATCTATACCAAGCTGGGCGTTCACGCGACCTACAACCCGCGCCGCTTCATCTTTCCCAACGGCGCGCGCATTACCTACGCTTACCTCGAACGTGACGACGACGCGGAATCGTATCAGGGTTGGTCAACGACCCGCGTTTACATCGAGGAGGCGGGCAACTTTCCCTCGCCGGCGCCGATCATGAAATTGATGGCGACGCTGCGTTCCGGCGCGGGCGTACCGGTCGGCATCCGCCTCACCGGCAATCCAGGTGGGTCGGGGCACCAGTGGCTGCGCGCGCGTTACATCGACCCGGCGCCGTTGGGCTGGCGCGTGCTGCGCGACGCCACCGGCCTGGAGCGGATCTACATACCCTCGCGCGTCGCCGACAACGCTTACCTGGGAACGGACTATGTGCAGCGTCTGAGCGCCTCGGGTTCGCCCGAACTGGTGCGCGCGTGGCTGTACGGTGATTGGTCCGTCGTTTCGGGCGCGTTCTTCCCGGAGTTCAGCGCCGATCGGCACATCATGGCGCCGCGCGCCCTGCCGGAGCACTGGGCGCGGTTTCGCTCGTTCGACTGGGGCTCCGCGCGTCCGTTCGCCGTGCATTGGTGGGCGGTCTCTGACGGCTCGCTGCCGGACATCGCCCGCGGCTGCCTCGTCTGTTACCGCGAATGGTACGGCATGAAACCGAACGAGCCGAACGTCGGACTGCGTATGACGGCGGAACAGGTCGCGGAGGGCATTCGCGAGCGCGAGCGCGACGACCCGAGGCCGAAGGATGGCAACGTGATAGGCGTGGCCGACCCGTCGATCTTCGCCGAGGACGGCGGCCCGAGCATCGCCAGCAGGATGACGCGTGCCGCGCGCATCATCTTCCGGCCGGGCGACAACAAGCGCGTGCCGCAGCGTGGCGCGATGGGCGGCTGGGATCAGGTGCGCGCCCGGTTGGTAGGCGACGCCGACGACCGGCCGATGGTCGTGTTGTTCGCGACGTGCCGGGATCTGATCCGCACGCTGCCCGCGATGCAGCACGACGCCAGCCGGGCCGAGGATATAGATACGGAGTCGGAAGATCACGCGGTTGACTCGTTACGTTACGCGATGATGTCACGTCCTTACGTGCGCGATATGGAGCGGCCGAAGCCGGTGGACAGTTGGGACGCGGCGTTCGCGCGCGACGAGCAGCCGTTGCGCGACTGGAGGGTGGCGTGATGATCTTACGCGACCTGTCCGACATCGGATATTGGACGCTCAAAGCGTGGCGGAACATGGCCGAAGAGGACATGGCACAGGACCCATACTGCAGCATGCAGTGGTTCGCGGAACTGAATGCGGAAATCGCCAGACGCTGTGAGCAAATGGAAGGCCAGCCGACACCAAATGGTTTCGATGTTCATTACAGTCCGATGTGGTTGGATGGTTGCAATAACCATTGCATCCACATTGCCCGGCGGTATCCGTGGGTCGAGACGGCTTATGAGACGGCGTCACGCGAAGGGTTCGAGAGATGGGACCGGCTGGAAATAGCGCGCACGCGCCGGAGGGTCGCATGACCGTCCGAAATCGGTGTCCGCCTGATTTAAGCGTTCAGAACGCGCCGAACCTAATATCCGGACAGGGCGAAACTGGGTGTCCGTATACGTTCGTTTTCGGACACCCGAACGGAGGGCCGCACGATGCCTGATTATGAGGCAATGTCGGGCGCCGACTTCCAGCGCGCGGTCGGTGACGATCCCGACAAGTGGGCCGACGCGGCGGCGCGGAACGCCATCGCGCAAGGATACAAGGTCGAGCGCGACTGGCTCCGCGTGTGGTTCGGCGACGCCATGGAAGCCGCGCGCGCCGCGACTATCCGCACGGTTGTCGAGGGAGACCGCATATGATCCGCGTTCTGACGCTGGCCGTTCTGTTGCTGTCGCCCGCCGTGGCGTCCGCGCAGCAGGCGCTGACCTACGCCGACCGTTCGGGCACGATCGCCGCGGGCGGCACCGCCCAGGTGGCCATGCCCGCGTGGTCCGGTCGCCACGGCTGCGTGATTCAAAATCAGAGCGCGGGCAGCCTGTGGGTATCGGAGACGGCGGCGGCGGTCGCCGGGCCGCCGTCGATTCTGGTCCCGGCCGGTCAGCAATTCCTCTGCATGTCTCCGGCGTCGGGCCAGGCTTACAGCATTATTGGCGCGACCACCGCGCAGGCGTTCGCGGCCCGCGAGTGGTGATCGGCCGCCGCTCACTGTTGTTAGCCGGTGTCTCGCTTCCGGCGGCCTCGGCGGCGTTCGCTCAGTGCGTCACTGACGCTTTGACCGTTGACGCGTGCCTCGGCGGCGTGCGCCTCACCGCGCCAACCACACCGCCCGGCGCCACGCTCAACCTCAACTTCATGACCCCAGGCACGCTCGATCCGCTGATCACGTTCACCCGCGCCAGCACCGGAACGTATTTCGACAGCGGCGGGGTGCTGCAGACGGCGGGGCTGAACCTCGCGTTTCCAAGTGTACCGGTTGGTGGAGGTTGGACGGCATCGACCGCCACTCCACAGGCAAACGCGGGAATAGCGCCTGACGGCTCCAACTCATTCGTGAAGATACTGAACACCGCTGCCAATTCGTTCCATGGAACAGGACGCGCGTTCACGATCACGGCAGGGCAACCACACACAGTCAGTGTGTATGCCAAGGTCGGAGAGATAAGGTATCTCCAGATCATCTATGATGATGGTGTATCAAATGGCTCATGGGCTACGTTTGATTTGCAGACCGGAACAATAGCGGCTGGATTGGGCAACGGAGGCGCATCGACATCCTCCAATGCATTCATTGTCGCGGTTGGGGGCGGTGTGTATCGGTGCGGTTTCACGGCAACCGTGTCCGTAGCGGGAACAAGTGGCAGACTTTATTTCATTAATTCGCTCATTCCCAATCCAGCGTTTTATACTCCGACATATGCCGGAACTGTTACTGATGGCTTGTATATCTGGGGCGCGCAAGTTGAACTTGGTCCCGCACCAACACAATACGCTCCAACCACCACCGCTGCGAACAGCAGTCCACGATGGGACTACGATCCGGTGTCGTTGCAGTTGCGTGGGTTGTTGCTTGAGGATCAGCGGACCAACGGCATCCGCAACAGCACGATGCAAGGCGCGGTGCCGGGATCACCGGGGACATTGCCGACGAACTGGCTGCTGGGTGGCTCGCCCGGTGTCACGCCGCAAGTAATTGGCACCGGCGCCGAGAACGGCATTCCTTACATTGACCTTCGTTTCGTCGGCACGACGGCCGCCGTGCAGGTCCAGATCCTGCCGGAGTCAACGACCGCGATCACCGCCGCCAACGGCCAGGCGTGGTCTAATTCGCTCTATCTCAGGCTCATCGCCGGTACGATGACCAATTTCAGCACCGTGCAGTTGTTCACGAACGAGACCACGGCGGCCGGCGCGGCGATCAGAACCGATTCCCTGACCCTGTCAACGCCAACGTCGGCGCCACTTGCCTCGCAGCGTCAGGTTAACGTGGCGACGTTGTCAGGCGGCGGCACGGTCGGCGCCGTGCATTCGCGCATAATATGGAACATGACCAACGGCGCGGCGATCGCCGCGACGTTCCGCATCGGCGCACCGCAGATGGAGCTGGGTGCGCTCGCGACATCGTTCATCCCCACGACATCGGCCGCCGTCACGCGATCCATCGACAGTTGTCTCGTCCCGTCCACGAATATGGCGTGGTTCACCTCGCCGGGCGGATCGTGGTT